AGCTTTGTATTCTATGGAGACAGATGCGATGACGGTCAGGCACTAAAGTTCCCTAGAAATAATTACCAAGTAGATGGTGTAGAACTGTCCTGTGATTTGATTCCGCTAAATATAAAATATGCACAATATGAACTAGCTAGAGCATTAGCAAATGATACAGATGCCATGACAGGTAACACAGGAACAGATGGCAACTTTTCTGAAGTAAAATTAGGAGATATAGAAGTCAAATACAATACTGCAAGTCAGGGAACAGGATCAGTAAATAATATTTTAGATGTTTACCCTTGGTTACAAAGTTATTTAGGTGCATATATACTTGGTGGAGCAGGATCTTTTCAAATGAGGGTAGTTAGAGGTTAATGGCAGGACAACTAGACACAGCATTTAAAAATATTGCCAAGCAAGTGGTGTCTCAACTTGGGAACTCATTAGACACCTCCATTGTTTATACACGAAAGGGTGTATCTAGCTATAACAACACAACAGGAGAGTATATAACAGTAGACACAAACTATACAATTAAAGTACCTATCGAGTTTGTGCAATCTACTGAAGAATCTGGGTTTCAGGAGAATGTTGCGAGACTCTACATAACTCCAGACTTGATAGGCGACAATCAACCTCTACTCCAAGACGAAGTAACGCTTACATTTTCTGGATCGACAAGAGGAGCTAAAATAACTGAAATTCGTACATTAAAAGGTGGACAGGAATACTTGTTCCGTATTGATGTAATTTTCTAATGACCTTAGTAAACGCAAGAGCAGCATTTGAAACAGCAATACTAGACGCTGTTCAAGACGCAGATCCCACTGTTACTGTAGTATTTGACAATACACCTTTTACAACTCCAGGTAAAAATAAAAAGTATGTAATGGTAAACATAAACTTTAATCAATCAACTACTCAACCTCAAGGTGCAGCCCAGACATATTACTCGGGAGTCATACGTTGTGGCATAATGACACCGCCTAATAAAGGAAGTGCAGTAGCTTCTGAAATAGCAGAACTTGTTATCACTGGACTGACTTCAGTAAACGCATCTAACTACACCGACACTTTCTCTGTAACTCCTAGAGTTGGTCAAATAGAAGGACCAACGGCTATAACCACAGATAGAGATACACATTTTTTAAGTGTTATAAACTGCGATTTTTCTGCAAATGGCTAAAGATATAAAGCAGTTACCAAAAGATTTTAGAAAACTTGTAACAGAGGCAAGAGCCGAAGCTGCACAGGAAATACAACAATCACTAATGAATCGAAGTCCGTTTTGGACAGGAACTTTTGCCGAATCCTGGATCGTCAGTAAAACTGAAGTACAAGCAACAAGACCAAGACAGGGTGAGTTTATACCACAAGATGATGCTCCACCTAGATTACCAAGCAATATATTTAGAGAGTCAAGCCGAAAAGGAGCTAAAATATACCAAGCATTAACAAGTCCAGTATTTATAGGTAACGAAACAGATTACGCAGCTTTTGTTATTAACAAAGCAAAACTAAAAGGTAAGGGAATAAAGTATGAGGATTTATTTAAAAAAGGATTTAATACAACACCTAGACCTAATGTTCCCAACTGGTACGATGTCTATACGCAAAGTAAGGAAATATTTAAAGATATAGATAAAGGATTTTTAGCACTAAATAGAGGTTTCACGACTAAGACAACCAAGCCAGCAGGAACATACTAAGCTATACTACAAGAATAGATACAATTTTTTATGCCAACAACCAGAGCAATCGACAAACTAAGACAGGCTTTTAGTGTCGAAGAACGCAGTAGTTACTCTATTTTTAAGGGTGAGGAGTTGATCTTAAAAGTATTTTGGTCGCCCCTAACTATAGCCGATAGAGATACAATAAACAGTACACTAATAGCTATGAACAAGGGTAAAGAAGAAGGTAATCTTGATTTTGCTCTTCAGGTAATTGTTACAAAAGCTGAAGATGAATCAGGTGCAAAGATGTTCTCAGCAGCAGATTTACCAGCACTTAGAAGAGAGATTCCGATGTCAGTTTTGCTAGACATAATGGGTAAAATGCAAGGAGTGGGCGAGGAGGAAAGCCCCGATGCCGTAAAAAGCTAAATTAGACAAAGACGCATTTACATATCTACAGTTTTTTATTGCTGAAAAACTAGGATACACACACAGAGAAATAAGAGAAAAAATGTCTGTACAGGAACTATACGCTTGGAGTGCTTACTTTAATATTAAAAATGAACGAGAAGAGGAAGCATACGAAAGAGCCAAGAGACAAGCCCAGACTCGCAAAGTACGCTAATATAGAATTATTTAGTATAAATAGTCGTGGCTGCTAATTACAAAGTAAATATAGAGTTAGATACTAAAAAATTAGATCAACAACTTAGACGACTAAAAAAGCAAGTAGAAGAAGTAGGAAAAGTAAAAAGAGTTGGTGGAGGGGGTGGTAAACGAGGTCTGTTAACAAATGACGCTGACGAACAGTTTGTAAAAAATTTAGGAATAAAGACTAGGCAGTTTGCAAAAAGCATAAATCCAATATTAAACAAGGCAGATAAAATAGCCTCAAAAGGAGGTCTACTTGCTCTTCCTAGCTCCGAAATGAGAGCAGCAGCAAAAGAAGCAGACATATTAGCTAAACAAACAGAACGAAAAGCTAAAGCAGAACAGAGATCGGCTGAATTTGCAAAAGACGCAATGAAAGCAAACCAAGCATCTGCTAAAGCTGGAGCAGCCCACGCAAAAAAATTAGAGAGAATGAGGGGCGATACAGGTTTTACAGCAGCACAGTATGGACCACAGTTCGATAGTATGTCTCTTCCAACTCAGTCTGCACTGAACTTTGACAGAAGAACAGGCAAGCTATTACGAGGACCAGCAGGGTCTAGCCCAAATACGCTACGAAATTTAGGCAGAAGATTTGATACGCAAAGTGCTCTAATTAGTGGAGCTTTTCCTCTGCTATTCGGGCAAGGTCCAGGTATAGCAGCAGCAGGAGCTTTAGGCGGTGGTATCGGTGGAATGTTCGGACAAATGGGTGGATTTGCAGGAGGTATTGCAGCCACAGCAGCAGTCCAAGCCATACAGTCTGCTGTACAAGCCATAGGAGATTTAGGGAAAGCCCTTGGTCCGTTTACAAAAAATAGTCAAGCTGCAATAGAAGCATTAGGTTTACAGGGATCAGCACAGGAAGCTCGGATAAAGTTAATTGAAAGAGCACAAGGAAAAAATGCAGCATTTAACGCAACCATGGAACTTATGGCTAATAGAGTAGGAGATGATGGAGTTGAGTCAATAACTAAGTTCGGTGAAACCACAAGAATTTTAAATAATCAATTTGCTACTGGTGTAGCCAAAGTACAGGCATTTACAGCGTCAGTCTTAAATTTCCTAGTAAAAATAATGGGATATGAAGAAAGTCTTAAAAATGCTGATGTAGCTCAAACTCTTTCTGATGCAAGGGCATTAGACGACCCCCGTGCGTTAGCTTTAGAAGCGGAAAAACAAGATATTTTAAAAGACGCATATAGAACAACTGGACACGGTGGAAGCAGACAAACTCTAAAAATAGGAGCTAAAGAGGCACTTGAAGAACTTGCAGCTAGAGAAGAAATATTAGCAACAATTATAAATACAGAAATAGAGGCAGCTACATTAACAGAAAAATTTGACCAAGCAGCTAAAAAAGTAGGCGAAGAAAGAGATATGACAGAACGAATAATTGAGCTTAGACGAGAAGGACTAAATCCTGAAATTGCAAAAACAATAGCTGAACTAGAGAAACAGGCACAAACAGGAAAAGATGCTTTACAAGCTGAGATAGATAAGTTAATAGAAAAACAACAAAAATTAGGAGAGTTAGATCCTTTAGATCAAGCAAGACTTACAACTTTGGAAAAACAAAGAGATGAACAAGACAAAATAATAGACGGAATTAGAGAAACTGAAGAAGCAACGCATGACTTAAATCAAGCTGCAATCGAAACATTAGATGCCTTTGATAAACTAAAATCGACAATACAAAATGATATAAAAGATGGAATAAAAGGACTTATAAAAGGAACTTCAACTCTTGCAGATTTAGCAAGCAACGTGGCGGATAGATTTTTAGATATAGCCTTGAATCAAATGTTATTCGGTAACGCAGGAGGAAATACTGTTACTGGAGGTTTATTTAAGTTTTTAGGATTTGCAAATGGAGGTAGACCACCTGTAGGCAGACCCTCTGTAGTAGGAGAAAGGGGTCCAGAATTATTTGTTCCTGATAGTTCAGGCACTATCGTACCTAATCACGAATTAGGGGGATCAACAAATGTTGTAGTAAATGTAGATGCTTCTGGATCTTCTGTTGAAGGAGATGAACAACAAAGTAGAGAACTTGGTCGTCTTATATCAGTTGCAGTACAATCTGAAATAATACAACAGAAAAGACCAGGAGGACTGCTTGCATAATGGCTACGTTTCCCTCAATAAAACCTACATACGGACAACAAAAAAGGTCTGCACCCTTAACTCGTATCATTCGTTTTGCTGATGGTTATGAGCATAGAATTTTATTTGGTTTAGCACAACATCAAAATCCTAAAATTTTTAATTTTACTTATAACGTATCAGAAACAGAAGCAGATGAGATAGAAACATTTCTTGATGCTCGCGCAAACGATAGTGATAGCTTTGATTTTCCTTCAGAACATTTACCTGGAGAAACAGCTTCCTCGTTTAAATTCGTTTGCGAAAATTGGACTAAATCTATACCCTATAAAAATAGAGCGACTATTCAAGCAACATTTAGGCAAGTATTTGAACCAACATCGTAATGACAGTAAATTCATCGGTATTTAGCAGTCTACAGGACATAAATCCATCATCAGTTATTGAATTATTTACTCTACAATTATCCACAGCATTACATGGTGCAAATACTGTCTATAGATTTCATGCTGGAAGTAATCTAAATGCAAACGGCAAAATAGTCTGGGCAACTAATGAGTACTTAAGATTTCCAATAAAGGCATCAGGCTTTGCTTTTCAGAAAGGGCAACTACCTAGACCAAAAATAAGTATAAGTAACGCAACAGGATTAATTTCATCAATATTGTTATCTGTAAATGAGACAACAACTGGTAATGATTTGACAGGAGCTACAGTAACAAGAATAAGAACATTAGCTAAATTTATTGATGCTGCTAATTTTGCAGATGGAATAAACGCAACTGCTGATCCGACTGCTGAGTTTCCCCAGGAAGTGTATTCAATAGATCGTAAAGCAACAGAAACTAGAGAAGTTGTTGAATTTGAATTAGCTGCTCCAACAGATCTTGCTGGTGTAAGGATTCCTAAACGTCAATGCACTCGATCCATATTTCCTTCTATTGGTACGTTTGTTCAATGACTTGGAAATATAAAGCACTACTTCACGCTAAACGAGAAGATCCGAAAGAATCTTGTGGTTTGTTGTTAAATATAAAAGGTAAGGAAAGATATTTTCCTTGTCGTAATCTTTCTATGACAGATCATCAATGTTTTATTATTGACCCAGAAGATTATGTAAAGGCAGATAATACAGGAGAAATAGTTGGAGTTGTTCACAGTCACCCCATCACCCCACCTACTCCTAGTCAAGCAGATAAAATTAGTTGTGAAGATAGTAATTTACCTTGGTATATTGTTAATCCAAAGACAGAACAATGGGCATATTTAGAGCCATGTGGATATAAGCCACCTTTATTGGGTCGTCAATGGGTATGGGGTATAACAGACTGCTGGAGCTTAGTGAGAGATTGGTATAAAGAGGAAAAGAACATAGAACTTAGAGATTGGGAAAGACCAACTACACTAGAAGAATTTAATAATAAACCTCTGTTTGAGGACTGTGCTTGGCGAACTAATTTTAGAGAACTTAGACCTGATGAAAAATTACAAGATGGAGATGTTTTACTTATGAGTATTCTGCACCCAACTTTAAATCATGTAGCATTATTTTTTGAAGGAGATGTTATTCATCATTTAACCGATAGACTATCTTGTACTCTGAATGGCTGTTAAAATGTACAGGAAAGAGGTATCGCTATGCTTCGTAAAGTAAAGCTATATGGAGAGTTAGCAAAATTTGTCGGACATAAAGAGTTCGAGGTAAAAGTAGACACAGTTGGTAAAGCTGTCAGTTTTTTAATACATAATTTTCCAGGCATAGAGGCTTATATGAGTCCAAACTACTATCAGGTAAAAGTTGGTAATTATGAAATTGATAAAAACGAAATAGATTATCCAGTAGGTAGAGAGGATATACACTTCATTCCTATGATTAGCGGTGCTGGAAGAGGTATGGGAAAAGTTTTGTTAGGAGCAGTTTTAATCGGTATTGCTATAGCAGCACCAGGAGCAGGATTCGCTTTTGGCAAAAGCGGAGTCGGATTTATAGCCACAGGTGCAGCCCCAAGTGCTCTTATGGCTGGTATAGGAAATTTAGGAATAGCTTTAACGCTTATGGGAGTTAGTGAAATGCTAACTCCATTACCAAAACCTTCAGATTTTAACTCAGAAGAAGATCCACAATTATCTTTTAATTTTAGTGGAGTGCAAAATACATCAAGAGCAGGTACTCCCGTTCCAATAGTTTATGGTGAAATAATTACAGGAAGTGTTGTAATAAGTGCAGCGATTGACACTGGTGGAGGTCCACCAAAACCACCCCCACCTCCTTATCGTGCTCCTGATACTTTACATAGTAGAAGTTTTGCTACTATTCAAGATTTAATATCTGAAGGAGAGATAGAAGGTTTTGCAAGTGCTTCAAAAGAAGGTCTTACAAAAGGAACAACTGCGTACGATAATGCAAGTTTAAAAGATGTGTTTCTTGATGACACTCCAATACTAAATTCAACAGCTACAAGTGCTAGTCCTGCTGACACTGATTTCAACTTTCAAGACGTAACTTTTAAATCAAAGTTTGGAACGTCAAACCAAACTGCTATGAGTGGTATTCCTGCTGAAAGTAGATCGCCTACTGCTGTTGCAGTTGAAGTAACCACTTCTGCTCCTGTTACCAGACAGATTACAAATACAGACGTAGATGCAGTAATTGTTACTTTAACCTGGCCTCAAATACAGGTAGCTGAAGATGATGGAGATATTAGAGGAGATACTGTTGATTACAAAATACAGGTTCAACACGATTCTGGTGGATTTGTAGACAAAATAAGTGCTTCTGTTAGTGGTAGAACAGCAGATGCTTATGCAAGAGATCATAGAATTGAATTGACAAGCGGTTTTACGACTGTAGATGTAAGAGTTGTTCGAGTTACAGCAGATAGCACAGACGCAGCAAGAGTAAATGCTTTTCAATTTACCAGCCTTCAAGAAGTTATAGACAACAGTTCAACTTATGCCAACAGTGCTTACGTTGCTCTTCGTTTAGATAGTAAGCAGTTTAATCGTATTCCTACAAGAAAATATCGTATTAGAGGAGTAAAAGTAAGAATACCAGGAGCAGGAGCATCTAGTTCTGGTACTCCAAGTGTGGACAATGCTACGGGTAGGATAGTGTACCCAAGTGGATATATTTTTAATGGAGTCATGGGTGCTGCTGTTTATACAAACTGCCCTGCGATGTGCTTACTTGACTTGCTTACAAACACTAGATATGGGCTAGGAGATCATGTCACTGATAGTAATTTAGATTTATTTAGTTTTGTAGCTGCCAGTAAATATGCAAACGAAGAGGTAGATGATGGTACAGGTTCAGGTACAAAAGAAGCTAGATTTAGCTGCAATGTAAATATTCAAAGTCCTAAAGAAGCATTTGCAGCAATAAATGATTTAGCTGGTGTTATGAGATGTATGCCAATATGGTCTGCTGGATCTGTGACTATATCTCAGGATAAACCAACAACAGCAAGCTATTTA